ACCTGTATCTTGAACACGCCGAAGTCTGAAGTACCGTATAAAGTCCCCATTATAGGTAGAGCTTGGCACTGGCCAAAGAGTTACAGTCGGAGCATCTCTTTGCCTGTCTATATATATTTGTGTTGGCTGACCCGAAGTGAGCTTATTGGTAATCTGTGAGTATGTACTTACAGACATCCTTATCAAAGCAGTGTCAGTTTGGCTGGTAGTGCCGTTGTTTGTCCTGAGCGTATGCTCAAGAAGATCAATGGTATCAGTCGGTAACGTATAGGTCGCCGTGTCTGTAGATAGCGTTACGCTGCCTTCTTCAACAAGCCACAGATTGATACCACGGTTTGCCCACTCAAGGCCCATAAGATTAAGACTGCGTCTTGCAGTAGCAAGGTCGTAACCACTACGCATCTCAAGACCAGCCCTTTCGTAAGCTTCCTCACAAATTTCGGCTATGTCTAAATTAAACGTAGATGTTCCGCTTACCGCCATTACCTTAATCCATCCTTGGTGGCCTTGGCCCCCTGATTGATCCGGGCTTTCTTACAGCCTTACTCTTTGGAATAGATACGTTTCCAATCTGAGTTAAAAAATTTTGCGCTTGTTGAGAGTTTAAAACTTGTTGAAGGATTTCAGCATCAGTTATGTTATCCATAAAGCTTAAACTGCTACCACGGAGTTGATTACCAATATTACGAAGGCGACCTTCAATGTTGCCCATATTTAAATCTTCAGGCAGACCACCATTCGCCATCTTCATTTTTTTCTTTTGATCAGAGTATTTCATTTTTTTACCTCTTCATAAGAAATCTGGTTTGTCTTGGTAAATGGCCTCAACTCTGTCAAAACAATCTTGATAAGATCATAGTTCTGACTAACCTTTACGTTTGTTTCTGATACTGACGATTCAAGAACAGCAACCTTCTTGTCCATATCAACAAGCAACAGAACTGCCCAACCTCCAATGGCTAGGCAGCATGATGTTAACACAGTTGCAAAATGGTTCTTCATGACCGTCTCTTTATGCCCTTCACAGACTTCTGAGATTTTGGGGGAGACTTTTTTGACTTTCCCGGCCCACCCCAAAGCTCTTTGTTTGCCCAGTATGCAGCAGACATTTTTCCCTTTTTTATGTTTTTAGCATGTCTGGCTTTGAAACTCTTCCTCGCCTCTGGGGAATAATTGTGCCCCATTGACGAGTCACCATAGTGTATAAGCTTTACCTTATCGCCCTCTTTGGCAAGAACCATACCCTTCTTACCAGAGCGATTAGACCGCTTGGGCTTGTTAAACCCAGCAAACTTAGTGCCGCGATATTCTATGCCGCCACTAGGTAGCCTTTTAACGCCGGGAAACTTCTTGGTCATTAGCCATAACTCTTACGACCAGAAAGTAAGATCGTGTAGGTATCGGCTGATGAATGGCCTACAGTTGTAAACAAAACATCTCCCGTAACACCAGAGCCAGCGTTATTCCATATCCCGCCAAAATCACGATAGTCATGATGGCCAGAAGAAGTTTCTCCAAGCTCAATAATGAAAGCGTTGCTCGTTGCATCAAAAAGAAGCTGCACTTTCATTCCCACACACTGCCACCAAATCTGATCGATGGTAAACTTAGTGCAGGATTTTTGAGTTACATGCTCCTTTGCAAGAGACGAAACATCTACCTTAACAACAGCAGATTCGCCTGAGCCATCGCTTATATTGGTAAACTTAAAAGCGGCTTCTTTTTGCCCATCAACAATCGTTTGAGTAGTTACTGCATCTGCCACAAGATTACTCCTTTATCTTACCCTGCAAGACCAGAGACTTGTATTCAGCACTCCCTTTGGGGGGAGTGCTGGCAGCAACCGTTTTCTTTTCAGCAGACTTAGCTGTAGCTTTCTTGGCTACAGCTTTGCTTTTAGACTTCGTTGCCATTGTTTATCTCCTAGCGGTTTTGGACAGCCATCAAGTAATCTATGGCCATAGACTTTGTTCCAGTTGCAGAACCAGAAAGCTCCATCGCACCAATCGCAAGGTTTTCATCATCAGGCAAATTATCCGTGTGCGTAGCAACTAAGTTACGGTTTACGAAAAACTCAACAGAAGTTGTGCCTTTCACATGGAAGCCAAGAGTAACAGCCGTTCCACTTGCAACGTCAATGCCGCTATCTGTCGTTGTTGCCGTTCCGTCTTTTTCAGTAACGCAATCAATGTTGCTGTCGCCATCATCAATTTGGAAAACAATACGATCAGCAGCCGTTAACATGGCTTCTGGGTTTGTTGCAAAGTTGACGGTAAGACCTATGCAAATATCCATTGCACTGCCTTCAGCATCTGTCGGCGTAACCTTGGTTTCAAACCAGATATCCCGGCCAGAAGCCATAGCAAAAATCTCATTACCTTGCACTGAAGCACCATCATTATCGGTGGTGGCCTGAGAAGTCAGAACCAGAGTTCCGCTTTCAGCATCAGCACCAAGAGCAGCAGTGGCACTGCTGTCTTTGATAAGCGTCCAGTCATTAGTGGTATCAAGCGCAACCCCTGTAAAGTCGTCCATGTAAACGACATAGTCGGGGTTCTTATCAATCGGAAGGTTTTCAAACCATTTGCGCGGGGTGTCCTTCCCGCCAAAAAGAATAGGACCAGTAAAATGCACAGCCATGATGTTTCCTCCTGTCGTGGCTAGTGTCGGCTTTCGCCGTCAGGAAAAACGATGGGGGGAGAAAACTCTCCCCCCATTACGGTGTTAAGAAGAACCCGGAGAACCGTAAATTCCGAGTGGGTCTGATACTCCAAAAGAATACCTTTCCCGTGCCTTGTAACGAACATTGCCCGTATTGAAATCACCGTCCATGCTGGTTTGCATGGGAGTGCGCTCAAAGTGCTTCATGCCGTTAGGAACATCAGTAACGATAAAGAAGGCATTGGTGTCAGTCAGGTAGTGATTGACTTCGTAACCTTCCGGTATCGAACCGTTGCTCCGAATAGCATTGATGTCGTTGTCAGCAGTGCCAACTCGAAGCTCTGATTGCAGAACGCGAGTTGCAACAAACGTCAGTGCAGGAGGAATAATCAACCTGCGAGGACGTGCTGCGATCAGAAGTCCACGCTCATCGACATATGCAGCAATATCAATTACCGCATTTTCGAGGGTCGTTTCGTTCAGATCAGCAGCCGTTGTCGGGCGGTTCGAGTTTGTACCGCCAGCAACCGTTGGGTGAGCCGTGTTAAAGAGCGTTACACCATCACCAGACTGATAGCTGGTGAACCCATTATTCAGGGGCGTAACAGCTTTAGTCTGTTTGGTGTAAGCCATACCACGGGCGAGAGCCTTGGTATAACGTGCTGAAAGGGAATCATACAGGTTATCTTCCATCGCTTCTTCAGTGATGGAGAAACCCATAGCAACCGTTTCATGGTTATACCGAGCCGTAAATGACTCCTGTGCGCTATCAAAGGAAATAGCTTCGCCTTCGGGTTTAACCGGAGCCGAACCAAATCCAGACAACTTCACCTCTTCCTCAAAGCTACGATCCGAACTTTCGGTTTCGTAGATTGATGTATGCTCGTCTTCGTACTTCTCGTACTCCAATCCGAACAAGGCGTTTAAGCCGGGAAGAAGCTCTTTAAGGAGTTGTGTTCTTGCTATAGCCATAACTCAAATCTCCTTATGCCGAGCCAGTTGCAGATGAATGCTGGTGATAATTAAACTTGCACACCAGTATGGGGTAAGTCGTTCCCTTTTCATCTCCTTGGTCCCCACCAAGATAATCAATAATCCGAATTGGATTTTGAGCATCAGTGGAAATCTCAGAAATATCCAGAGCAACACGACTAATATTTAAGCTGGTATTAGGTGCTGTCTGAACCAAAAGAGTGTTCTTACCATAAACGTCTCCCGTATTCGTCGGGGCAGCATCCGCTTGGATGGTGAACAAGACATTTGGATCATCGACCACATACGCCATTGCATCAGAGGCCACCGTGCTTGCTGGCCACTTCTGACTAAACGTCATTTGGTTTGAGTTAGGGTCTGTGTATTTACAGCCCATGAAAATCCCTACCATATCAATTTCGGTAGAGTCATCCCCTGTAGCAGACTGCTTTTCAATCGTGGTTGCAGTGCCGCCATCCACAAGCTGGACGATGTCGCCCATGCAGATGTTGGTGCCATAACCTGACGCTATGGGATATTGGCGCGATACTTCGAGAGAGCCACTATCCAAACGACCGATTGGACGCAGACCGAAGGGTGCAGCAGTTGAAGACATATAAGACTCCTTGCATCTTCAGTTTCAAAAAGCTCACAGTT